TCTCCGATCTGATCCGCGGTGATGAGAGCGATCCGACGCGCATCGGCGAGGCGGCCAGCAGCATCGCCTACCGGCCGACGCTGATCGGCGACCAGCACTCCGATGGCTTCAGCCAGGCCTTCTCGCCGAGCACCATGACGCGCTTCGGTGTCTTTGCACCGATCCCGATCAACGTGGTCTACATCGACCGTGATGAGGACGGCGAGGAGCAGGACGCACCGCTCGGCATCGAGATTGAAGGACTGGAAAGCTACTGGCCGCTGAACGTGCTGAACGATGCGCGCCCCGTGGTGCCTGTTGGCCAGAAGATGAAGCTGGTGTTCCGGCGCATCACATCGGGCGGCAGCGACACGGCACGAGCAGCCAAGGAACTGCGCCGCACGCTGTCCAGCTACATCGACGCGGCAAGCACCTACAAGCTGGGCAGCGCAAAGTTCCGCGTGTCGGCACCGATCAAGAACGTGGAGCTAGAAGACGGCTCTATGCGTGTCTCGATGGAGTGCATCGAGGCTGGCATCTGCCCGGCTGAGGACTACGGCACAGAGGACTTTAAGAACAACGGCCGCGAAGCACAGCGCGAGATCATCCGGCTGCAGGGCGAACTTAAGGGGCTCAACGATGAGCTGCTGCGCAACGAACCAATCCTCAAGGAAGGCATTGGCGCAAATGTTGCAAACAAGCTGGCCGAGATACGCGAGCTGAAAGATCTGATCAGCGATCTAGAAGACAGGAAGTGGACTTCGAGCGAGCTAGATTACATTGCCGACAATGCTGAAAAGTTTGACCCTGTTGTTGTTGATTACGCCGAGCGGGTAGATGGCTTGCGCGAGCAAAGGAAAACACTAGAAAGCCAGATCGAGGATGAGCTCGACAAGCCAAGAGCCGACCGTCGCAAAAATAAAATCGAAGATTGGCGCAAACAAAAGCAGGACGTCAACCAAAAGCTCAAGCGTGCGCAGGCAAAGCTGGGTCAGGCCATTCAGCAATACGCCCTAGCCGATGGCGTCATTCCCGGCCGCGGCAAAACCCTCAAGCAAGAGAAGAAGGCGCTCAACTCGCGAGAAGAGCAGCTCAACAAGGAAATCGCTGAGCTGACCGCTGACGCCAACAACCTGAACCTCACGGCAATGGCCGAGCGCGACAACGGCCTGCGCGATCAGATCGCGTCCAAGCAACAGCGAATCGACACGCTGGAGCGTTACCTCGAAAACCCCAACAACTGGAACGACTACTTCAACACCAAGTGTCTGGTGAAGATGGAGGAGGCCGGCTACGAGACCATCACCGAGTGCCGCGTGGTGGATTTCGCGCTGAAGGCCAAGGTGTTCAAGCGCATCCAGGGCCGGGCATCGAAATACGGCGAGGAGAAGGTTGAGCGGTTCCGCGACAGCGACAACGGCACCAAGGTGCGCGCCGCCTTCTTCTGGCTGCGCTACCGCCGCACCGGCAACGAATGGGAACGCCTGCCTTACATCTTCGCCGTGCGCCGCGGTGCCGACGTGGACAACTTCATGTCACTGAAGTTCATCGCGGACGACAACATCGGCAACTGGCAGTTCCGTTTCGATCCGATCGCTGAGCCGGCCGCTGAGATGCAGTTTCACGGCCGCGCTGATTTCGCCTACATCGAGAACAGCGGCGACGTGAACATCATCCCCGGCCCTGCTGGCGGGCAGTTCACCTTCCTCGGCAGCGTCCGCGAACGTCAAGGCCTGAAGCCGCCGATCAACGTCAACCCCTACGAGGTGGATGAGTGGGGGCTGTTCTCCATGCGATCGGACACGCAGACCAGTTTCAGCTTTGAAGGTGGTCCTGAGTTCTCCATTGGCGCCGTCACCGAGCAGCGCATTGAGACCTTCGACAACTACCCCAACCTCTATCGCGGGCTCAGCCTGCTCGGTTTCAACGCCTACAGCGGCCAAGGCATCCAAGACCTGCGCTCGCTGTCGGTGTTCACGCTGGAGGGCAAGAAGCTGCGCCGCCTGCGTGATAACGGCACCTACCCCGCAGAACCTAACGGCTCCAGCAGCTACGCGCCCGACATCTTCCTCGACACCATCCTCGACGGCGAGAACGGCATCGGCCGCTTCGCCAAGATTGGCGGCGTCGATCTGCAGGCGCTGGCACTGGCCAAGCGCTTCTGCCGGCAGAACCAGCTGTTCATGGATGGCGTGATCGCTGAGCAGGTGCCTTGGCGGCAGTTCTGGGCGGACGTGGCGCCGTTCTCCTTGCTTGAGCTCGGTCGTGTCGGTGGCCGCGAAACGCTGGTGCCAGCGGTGCCATGCGATGACGACGGCAACATCACTCGGCAGGTGACCATCTCGGCGCTGTTCAACCAAGGCAACATCCTCGAGGACAGCTACCGCGAGGAGTTCCTCGATTTCGGCAGCAGCGTGCAGGACCTGATCGCCTCGGTGATCTACCGCGACACCGAGATCGATGGCGTGTTCCCGCGCAACCGCAGCGTGGAGGTGAGCCGCGCCGATGCGATTGAGGCCAACAGCGTGCGGCAGACCTTTGACCTCTCGCAGTACGTCACCAACCGCAGCCAGGCGATCCTGTTCGGCAAGCTGCTCTGCAACCAGCGGCGTCACATCCGCCGCGCGATCGAGTTCTCCACCTTCCCCACCGACAGCGTGCTGGAGCCCGGCAGCTACATCTACGTGGCGATCGGCGAGAACCAGTGGGATCAGGTGAGCACCGGCGTGGTCGAAGCCGGCGGCGTGCTCAACACGCCGATCGGGCAGGTGCCGAACGGCAGCGACTTGAAGGCGCTGGTCTACCAGTCCGGCAGCGCGGTGGTGAGCGTGGACAGCGTGACCGTCACCAACGGCACCGCTGCAGCCCTAGAACCCTATGTCGGCCGCCTGTTCGTGCTCGGCACCTCGATCACGCGCAAGCGGGTGTTTCGCGTAACGGAGGTGCAAATGGATGAGGACGGGCAGGTTTCGGTGAAGGCCATCGAACATCCGTGCATTCAGCAGGATGGCCAGACCTTGAGCCTGATCGCATCCTTCGCGGATAGTGGCTTCACTATTCGCTAGCCTGATTTCAGACTGGGCCGCCGTTCATGGGCTTCTACACAGGCCGCACGGGCAAGCTGGAGCTCTCCGGAAAGCCGGTGGCCAAGATTCGGGACTGGTCCCTCGAGACCAGCGTGGAGCTGCTCAGCACCACTGCGATCGACAGCACGGTTGCAACCTTCACGCCTGGCATGAAGTCGGCCAGCGGCAGCGCCACCCTGCTCTACTACCGCGTTGAGTCGTTTGAGTCGTCTGACTTCACCGAGTTCACCGCACTGCTCAGCAAGATTCAGAAGGTCGGCGCCATCACCGAAAGCGATCGCGTCAGGCTGAAGCTCAAGGTCGGCGCTGATGCGGCCGATGACATCGAGTTCAACGCCTACATCACCTCCGCGCAGGTTGGCGTCAGCACCGGCGAACTGGTGTCCGTGCCGATCCAGTTCACGGTCGATGGGGACTTTATCCCCGGTGGCGTGATTACAGGGGCGACCATTGCCGGCGCTGTTGTGCCACCCCTAATCCCTGGCGGCTGATCGCATGGCCTTCTTTCTTGGCACCAAGGGGAACATCCGCCTGCGCCGCGGCACCTCGCTGCAGATGGGGCAGCTGGTTGACACCATCAGTCCAGACGACGTGAACCTCACGCTCAACCGGCTGGGCTTTGACAGCGCCGGCGCCAACCTCATCACCGGCGATCGGGTAAACATCAGCACAAATGACGCTCGCGGGCTTGTGTGCTTTGCCGCCAGCGCTTGGTCAAGTGCCGTGGACCGCTCTGCTATTGCGGCCTACGTCAACGTGAACGCAGCAGGTGGTCTGCGCTTCTTCCGTGGCTTCAGCGATGCGGTCAACAACGTGCGCGCCAATGAGCTCACGCTGGCTGCCTTCGCGGGCGATCCCTTGCGTGTCACCGTGGCAATCAAGGACATGACCTACAACGTGCTCGGCAACGTCATCGATTACACGCTGGCCACAGACCGCGAGGCGATCGACACCACGACCCTGAACGATCGCTTCCGGCAGCTCTACAGCGCCGGCCTGCTGTCCGGCAGCGGCACCATCAGCTGCGCCTTCGACTACACCACCTCCGGCGTCTCTGAGACCCCGTTGCTGATGCTGCAGCTGATCAACCGTCTCGACATCGGCAGCGAGTTCGATTGCGCGCTCTACCTCACGGACAAATCAAACGATGAGACCGTGCAGAACGTCTACTACGAGTTCACCGCAATGGTCACCAAGGCTGGCGTTGAAGTGCGCGCTGGCGACATCATCAACAGCACCATCGATTTCGTGACCACTGGCGAGATCAAGCTGCTGATCGGTCAGGCTTCTGGCTACGTGCTGAAGGAAGACGACGACAAGATCAAGCTGGAGCAGTCGCTCGATTTCTTGCTGACTGAACCGGACGACTAACATAGGCCTGAGCAGTGGTGCCCCTGGAGGCTGAGCCTTGGCAGACCAACGCATAACCCAGCTGACGCCGCTGCTTAAGGCCTCGGTAGCTGCCACCGACGTGTTGCCGATTGCCGACATCTCGGCATCGGAGACCAAGAAGGTCACCGCCAAGGATCTGGTGGATGCCGGCCTCGATCTGGTGGACCCCAGCTCGCTGGATCTGGCCAAGCTCGATCAGGCCAGTGCCACCAAGCTCGGCACCACCGCGCTGGCTGATGACGCCATCACGGCCGCCAAGCTGGCGAACAGCAGCTCGGTGTCGATCAGCGCCAGCGCGCCAACCGCCGACAACTATGAAGGCCGCGGCTGGTTCAACAGCAGCACTGGCGAGCTGCAGGTCTACCGCTCTGGCGCCTACGGCGCGATCACGCCGGCACTGGTGGATCTGTCCGTCACCACGGCCAAGCTGGCGGATGGCGCCGTCACCACCGCCAAGGTCACCAGCCTCGGCACGGCGGCGCTGGCGGATGATGCCGTCACCTACGCCAAGCTGCAGAACACCTCCGGCACCAACGTGCTGCTGGGCCGCAGCACCGCAGGCGCTGGCGACGTTGAGGAGATCAGCTGCACCGCAGCCGGCCGTGCGTTGCTTGATGACGCAGACGCCGCAGCACAGCGCGCCACGCTTGGCCTTGGCACGCTCGCCACGCAGTCCGGCACCTTCTCGGGCACCTTCTCCGGCACCAGCTCCGGCACCAACACCGGCGACCAGACGATCACCCTCACGGGTGATGTGACGGGCTCCGGCACCGGCTCCTTCGCGGCGACGATCGCCAACAACGCGGTCACTGAGGCCAAGATCGCCAGCAATGCCGTCACCACCGGCAAGATCTTCGAGGCCAGTGTCACCGGCGTGAAGCTGGCCAACAACTCCGCGGCCGTGGTGGCCGCCACTGTGCCTGCAGGTTCTGGTGCGTTCATCGGTCAGCAGTGGATCAACACCAACACCGCGATCGAATACACCTGGGACGGCAGCACATGGGTGCGGCAGGCCAGCCTCGGCTCCTTGCTGACGTTCGCGGACACCACCCCGCTCAACTTCTCGGTCTCCTACCCCGATCCCTACACCGCCAGCATCACGGTCGGGCTCGACACGCAGGCGGCCAACCGCGCATGGATGGGACCAACCACCGGCGTGGATGCAACGCCGACGTTCCGTGCGCTGGTGCCAGCTGACCTGCCGGATGCCACCGCAAGCACGAAGGGCATCATCCAACCCGGCAGCGGCCTGTCCGTCACCAGCGGCACGCTGAACCACAGCAACAGCACCACCGCCGGCACCTACACCAAGCTGACGGTTGACGCGCAAGGGCACGTCACCGCAGGTGCGCTGCTCAGCGCCAGTGATGTGCCTCAGCTTGATGCCAGCAAAATCACCAGCGGCACCTTCGGCACGGCCTTTCTTGCAGACGATGCCGTCACCGGCCTGAAGCTCGCCAACTACTCCACCGCCAAGGTGGGCGAGGTGCTGCCGACTGCGGACTACATCGGGCAGATCTTCCTAAATCCGCTCGATAAGGCCTTCTTCATGTGGGACGGCAACGTCTGGCAGCCGATCGGCATCTCGGCCGGTTCGGTGATCTTCGCCGGTACGTACAACGCCAGCACCAACCAGGTCGCCACCGTCACCACTGAAGGCACGGCGATCGGCCTCAGCGTCGGCAACCCGCTGCCGGCCGCATCGAACGTCAATGAGAGCTACTACGTCGTTGTCTCAACCGGTGGCACGGGCACCAGCCCGGCGCCTGCTGTTGCACTGGCACCGCCTGACCTGATCCTGTCCAACGGCAGCGCATGGGTCGAGATCGACGTGAGCTCCACCTATGTGGCGCAGACCGCTGCGAACGTTGGGTTCACGCCTGCCGCCAACCTCGGCAGCACCAACGTGCAGGCTGCGCTCGAGGAGGTGTCCAACGAGTGCCGCAATGC